TGGATGGAGCTCTTTTCAATTAGAATACGGCGCACTTTTCAATTAGTATCTACACTCCATATTGGGCGGAGTTGTTGAAGAAACGCTCCATGTGTTCGATTTTAAGAATATCGTCTCCAGCCGCTTTAAAATTCCAATTTCCTTCGAGGTCGCGAGCGCGGGATTCTTCATCCTGCTGGGCAAGATTAGCCGCATAATTTGAGTCAGCCTCAATCAATTTGATATTATCCTCCAAACGTGCCCGTATAAAGACGACTGATTTGACAAACATTGTTTTCTTATTAAATCCCAATTTTTTGTAAGCATCATTCCAAAGAGGGTCTATGATGGATTTACATTGTTCATATACCTCTTCTGGCGTGTCTCCCCAAAATATATTATTGGGAGAATCTCCATCCATAAAACAATATCTTTTCTTTCCATCGCGTTCTGGTATAGGATTCCCATCCTCTCCTATCCACCAATCTATAAAAACGCGCACCCAGCTATCCGGATCCGGATTACAAGTACCCCAAAAACGGTTTTTAATACCATAAGCGTTACGGTTGCAAGTGATAAGGTATTTAAACTTGTCATAAGAACAATGGGTTATTTCGTCTATACCGATATAACAGAACTGTTTACCTTGAAAGCGCTTCTTGAAATCCTCAAAATTATCAGCAAAATAAGAAAACCACAGTTTTCCCGCGTTTTCTCCAAAATTCCAAGTCATATCCGATATAGAACGGTTATAAGTTCCAAATTGGGAGTAAATAAGATACGACGTGTTAATCATATCTCTAAGGTCATCTTTCTCGTTACGCAGAAGAACGGCATTAAAACGTGGATTTTTAATGTCTGGCAAGGATTCCATTAATAAAGTAAATGTTTTTGAACCGCCACGATTTCCTCCCATAATAACAATGTCGGCATCGGAAGCTAATGAGTTCTCCTGCCCTCCGGATTGAGCTATAACATTGAAATCATTTTTCAAATTACGCAACCTGTCTATGTATTCATAACTGAATACACCCTCTCCCTTTTTCGTATATACAATCTTGTCGTGTTCCATAAAAAAAATAAGCCGGCGTATGCAGTATAAATCCGCACACTCCGGCTTGAATCACAGCTCTATGAGTTATATATAATGCAAATATACGATTTATTATAAATTTTCTAATATTTCTCATATAAAAATACACATAAAGCATTGTATTTTAGAAAATATACTATATATTTGCAATACTAAATCATGTGATATGATAAAGATAGACGCTAAGCTGGATGAAAAACAGACCAGCGAAAAAGGAAATTTTGTAACATGTCCGGTGTGCGGGCAAAAGTTGACCGATGTGAAAATAATACACGGTAGCGTATTGTTTAGGACTGTATGCCGAAGATGTCGTAATTTTATCAGCGTCAGAATAGAAGAATAGCAATTTTACATATGCAAGCCTAAGAGCTTATTAGTGCACAAAGCACTGATAGGCTCTTTTTTTTTTATAACACAAACTAAATAAACACGATGGAGAAAGAACAAATCTTATCCGAACTGACGACCAGATTAGGACAAACCAGTCTTTCGTCACAGACATTAATGAAGTACATAGAATTGAATCCGGTAGCAGAAGGGGTGGAGCCTGATGACGCTTATTATAGCAAGGCGACATCTTTTCTTCAAGGAATGCAAGGGCAGTACAACCATGATGTCGCAACCCAAGTTGAGAGTTTTAAGAAAAACTACAAACCTCAACAGAGTTCTCCTGACTCAAGAGAAGGAGCAGGAGATAACGTCCTTGCCGACAAGCTAAAGGAAATGGAAAATGAGATTTTGCTTTTGAAGGAAGAGAGAGAGGCGGAGAAAAACGCCGCGTCAATCCATGACTTAAAAATCCAGTCTATGGACTTGTTGAAATCTCAAATTGAAAACGGGGGCAAAAATATCTGTAACGATGAAATCCTGAATATCGCCATATCTGACGTGAAAATTACCAAAGATATGGAAGTGGAAGAAATTGTCAGTTGCGCCAAACGCAATTATGAAAAAAGATACAAGGCAATTTTCGGGAATGGCGCTTCCCCAAGTATCAACCAATATGCAGAAACCGGAGAAGAACAGGCAAAAAGCCGCCGTGAAGCATTCAAAGACCGGCTAAGAGCGCAAGGAAAACTTCCTCGAAAACAATAAACACATTAAAACAGACAAAGAATGAGACAATTAGGAACTTTCAACACTATCAGTCAATCCCAGTCGGGATTTGGCGGAAATTTTCCTGTTTGGTCAAGAGTAAGAGAATTATATCAGGGTGGTGGTATGATTGATGTCGCCGGAATGGGATTAAAGCCTGGTGATATTATACATGCCGGCACAATGGTAAAATTCAATGGAGCAGGCAAACAGGTAGAGGTAATTACAGCAGATGGAGTGACTGGTGTAAAGGCAGTAGTGACGCTTACTATCACTAAAAAGGCATCCGGAAACGGGGATTTGTCTATTGTGTTAGGCGGAAAAAGCTATTCGGTTGCCGTAACAAGCGCATCAGAAAGTACCCCAGAACTGGTAGCTACCAAAATCGAAGGAGCAAAATCTTCTTTTGCAGAATGGGATGTAAAACGTAGTGGGGCTACTGTGACTTTCACACAAAAAACCGCTGCGCAACTTTACGCATACATGTTTATTCCAGGAAATACCGGAGTAACGGGAGATATTGAGGAAACCGTCAAAGGAGCTCCCGCCGGCGGAAAGCTAACCGATGTCAACGGTCTTGTATTTGAAGACGTATGTATCCCCGAAGGCTGTATCCTTGCAACATGCGCTGTTGTGCGCGCAGGCAGAATTTACGCAGACAGGGTGTTCGGTGGCGGCATTCCCAAATCGGTAGAAGCACAGCTGCCTATGATTGAATTTGTGCGTGAATCTGACGAATAAAGAAAGGAGAATAATATGTACACAAGAAACAAAGAATTTTACGACATTGTAGGAAAAGGTCTTGCAGCATTGGGATATACAGGGAATAAACCGCTGGAAGCATGGATTAATGACATGTTTGCCGAAAAATACAATGCGGAACAAACGTTCTCCCAAATGGGGTTCCCGTTAAATCCTAATATTCCTCTGAATCCCACATATGAGCAGATAGAAGCAACAGTCCGTGCATACACGCTGGCTACCTATGTGGATATTGACAGTGATGGCGCAACCAAATCTACAGACGGAATGTCCCTGCAAATGGGTGGATTGCCAACCTTCAAGCATGAGATTGTACTGAGCCGCAAAATCCTAAGAGAAAAAATGATGCTGATGGATGCCATCGGCAGTACCACTCCGGAAATTGAGTCTACAATAATGGAGCTTCTGTTTAATGGAGTGGACAGCTTACTTGGTGGTAACTACAATACATTCCTATACCAACGAAATCAAGTTGTATCCAACAAAGGTAAGCTAATCATTGACGCAGCTAACAACCCGCTTGGCATTGCATTGACTATAGATTTCGGTGTGCCTAAAAAGAATATCAAGGATTCTATCTGGTATAAGAAGCCGGAAAGCGAAGCGGTGCAGGAAGAAGCTTTGGGTACTACAATAGACCCGATAAAAGTCATGAGGCAGGTAAGACGCGATTCCCAAGAAAAGGATTTTGCCCCTGCTGGTCACTGGGAATGCTCCAAGACGACCTTTGAGGATTTGATTAACCTTCCGTATTTCCGCCAAATGTACACAGTTGCGACACGCCCGGATATTTCCGATAAAGGCATGCAGTTGGCATTTGCTAATCTTGTCCCCGATGAAACAATCAAAACTTTCATTGAAACGCGTATCGGTGCTGAAATCAGAATTGTCGATTCAATATCCGTAGTGGAGAAATATGACAAATCTTCCAAAGCTATACAATACAAGAATTTGCAAAGCTTTGAAGAGGGAGTATTGGCATATGTTCCAAATGAAGACCTGGGTGATGTACAATGTGGACGTCCTATTTTCATGGAAACACCGGGTGCCCGTACGGCATTGTATGACGGCGGCCGCACTCTGATACGTCAGGTATTCAATGATGAAACCATGACGCAGGTAATCAAATCAGAAGTGACCGGATTGGTTGTTCCTAATAAGGTTCGCTGGTTCTACTACTTGAACATTAAAGGTAAATAACCATGAAGGATTCTCAAAATACAAATACTGGCACTACCATAGAGGAATATCTCCGTGGTTGTGTCGGTTTTGAAGTTACGGACAGTGCTATTTCCACCATACTGATTGACAGGGGAATTGCACCGGGGACGGATGTCAGCACGTTGGAAAAACGCCAGAAAGACTTGTGCCGGGCAGACCTTTATATGTGGTGCGCAAGTACACCGAGCGTAACTGGAAGCGTAGAGGATGCCAATGGTGTATGGAAGCACAAGGAGGGTGGTACACAAAGCTCTGCCTATGACAAACGTAACCTTCGGCAAATGGCAAATGACATATACGCATTGTATGGAGAGAACGTCCGTAAATCATCTGTCAGAATTGTCAACTTGGGTATGAACATGAATAAAAGGTATCCGCTATGAAAGTAAATAATCCACGTTTTCCGCATACATGCAAAGTGTATCGTATTTCCGGAGAAACATCTTTTGACGAAGGAAACGAGACCGTATTGTATGTAGGGAAATGCAACAAGTACGGAAGCACAAGCCTTAGGACATTTACAAAAAGTAATGTCATAAAGAGTGATTATGCAATAGACATTCCTGAACTTGTGAAGGGTATCATTGCGGGAGACCTTGTGGATGTTACCGATTACGGAGGAAGTTTTGAATCATGCGTAGTAACGGATTGTTATCCTACGGAAATGGGAACAACGCTGTATTTCAATCTGGCTAAGAATTAGGGAAATGGGAGATAATGCTAAAGTCTTGGAAGAAGGCAAAAAAAAGATGAGAAATATCATTGATGAATATTTGCTGGATAGAATAACAGAAATCGGAATCAGACTTCTGCAAGACGGAGTAGTATCAGCCAAGTACCATAATGTAACCGGAAATACTCTAACTTCATTAGCTGTTGGAATTTATTATAGAGGTAAATTATCTCGTATAATTACCGCCGTTGTGACACAAGGATTAAAAAATCCTACCCGCCCCAAGCTTAGCAGAGGAGACGGTATTGGCGTGATAATGGTCCAAAGTTATGAAAGTGGTAAGTTTATTCCCATAAAAAAATACAACTTGATTGGCACCAACGGGGAGTACGGTTTAACCACTTCTGTAAATTTCCTCAAAGCATATAAAACTCCAAATGATGGCATAGGATTAGTGATGTGTACAGGTACGGAATATTCTAACTACTTGGAGTCAAAGAAGGGGTTAAATGTACTGTCAGATACATTTGATTACGCGGAAAGCATTGCTAAAATGACCTTTAAACCAATGAAATGATATGGGGTACGAACAGGATTTTAAATACAAAGACGCGCTTAAATCATTGTTTGACGCAGCAAAGACGGTAAGTGAGAATGTGTTCACAAATGACCGTCCCGCTGCTGTGCCTAAGCAAATGGATAATTTCATTGTGGTGTCATTGCCCGGCTTGTTGTCTTCCATGACCTATGGCAGCGGATTTGGAAATATCCGTACCTATTGCACCATTGAAGTGTATGTCAGACAGAAAAAGGGAAGTGCGGAAGACTTGGAACAAATGGACACTATTGTAGGAGATATTCTTTCCCTATTCCCTATCAGCGACAATTTCATAAGTGCCTCAAACCCCAAATTGACCTTGAAAGGAAATGACGGATTAGGGTTCAGCGCAACATTGATAAGGACTGACCTTGTGATAAAATAAACATAAAATAAAACGATTAAAACTATTTATTATGGCAATGAAAACAAAGCAGGAATTGAAAGATGTATTTAGCGGTCTTTCATCCATTATGTTGGTAAAGGGTGGCATTGCAAATTTTGCCACGGTAACTCCGGATTTTGATTTGCCCGTTACCGTAGATACCCTTTCCTTGTCCCAAGCAGAACCGACATTAAACCGTACAAAGGTGCACGGTCTGCAAGCGGATTGGGCTGTCACCAGTACAGCAGGAGATATTACTTTCGCTGCTACCGTTCCAAGTGTAAGCAAGGAATTGGTAGAATATTTTCTTGGGAAAACCACTGAAATTGCGCAAGCGACTATCAACAACCAGCAATTCAAGGGATTCTCTGCTGTGCTAAACAGCAAGAAACTGAACGTAGGATTTGCGCTTATAAGTGACGACGGAGAAAAATGTCTGCTTGTAAAAAGAATGGCCGTTTACGCACGCCCCTTGTTTGAGAATGCGTCCACTACCCCATTCGCTTTTGCGCTTAGCGGAACTATTGAACTTGAAGATGGTGCTTCGTCCGGCTCCTCTTCCGAAGATAATATCGCTTTCTTGACAAAAAAAGCCGACTGACCGTAGCTCCAGCTTCCCTGTCTTTTACCAGCGCGGCAGATAATACAGGGAAAACCATTACCGCAACAACCAAGGAAAGCTCTGTCTCTGCTTCATCAACGGAAACATGGTGCAAAACCTCGGTTAGCGGGAAAGTGGTGACGGTCAAAGTCGACGAGAATAGCGGAGCAAAAAGGACTGCTACGGTCAGCGTATTCACCGCCAATGAGTTCAGTGCGGTGGAAGTTACCCAGGACGGTTCTTTGATTTAAAAATATGGCGGTGTGCGTTATTGCCGCCGCCTTCTCCTTTTTCACACATTACAATAACACAGCATGAACGATAAAACAATAAATCAACCTACCACAGCAGAGCAGAAAACGCTTGACGACGTGCTGGAGAACAGCATAGATTATATTACGATAAGAGGAAAAAAGTTCGGTATAAAATGGCTGCACCGTGGAACAATACGAAAATTAACCCATGTCTTACATTCCTGCAAAAGTGAGGATGAAGTTACTGCCAAATGTGCCTCTCTCATTATTCTGAATAATTGGTGGAAGATAAGACTTTTCCATTGGATATACTGGCGTATGCTATGGAAAAAATACACAGACACAGAGTTAACCGATATTGTTGTTATCGGTAAAAAAAAAGTGGAATTGCAGAAACTGGAATACTTGAATGCTACCATGTTCTTGACCGGAATGAGAGACACGATAATGACGATGACGAGAAAGGAAGCAGAACGTATCCTTCAAGAACTTCGGCAGGAGCAGCATTTGCAAACGGAGAAAAACACCCAGAGCTGACACGACCGTTAATTCTTCTTTGGGGAATGATTAATATCCCTAATTGGTATATGGACTGGGTATTGACCTGTGCTCAATACGAACTTCTGATGTGCGATGCTCCGATTGTAGTGTATGACAAAGCAGACACAGAACAAAAAACGCACACAGCGAAAGAAATGGAAGATTTAAAAAGGAAGTGGGAAGAAAAGAGAAAAGAGCGGGAAATGAAAGGGCAAAGACTTTCCCTCAATGATTTTATAGTAAACGGTATTAACGCTATCCCCCAAGATACAAAACAAGAATAAATATGGCAGACCTCGGAAATTTGAATTTTGGCGTTCACTTGAAAGATTATACAGAACAAGAGTACGAAGCTATCAAGAAAAAACTTGTGAATATGCACGTCACGACCAGTGCAAAGGTTGGATTAAAAGTAGATATAAAGGAGATTGAAGACAAGGTAGAAGCCTTGCTGAAAAACAAGACCTACAAGGTAAAGCTGGATGTAGATAGCGAAAGTATTAAAAAACTCAAGGAAGCTTTTAAAGGACATGGCGTTGATGCAAGCGAACTAAGAGCCATGAGGGGAGTTTCGCAGATAATCCGTGCAGATGCTTACGTTAACTCACAAAAAGCCCTTGAACAGCTTAGGATTGCCCGAATGCAGGCTGCAAAGGCTTCCGATACGCACAATGCGGCAATGAAGAGGACAAACACTACAATGTCTTCTCAATCACGGATAGCCGGAGAACTGAAAAATCAAATCGCCAATGTGTATTCCATATACACTTTAGAGCGTTTTGTAAGGGGATTATATACCATTGGCGGAGAGTTTCAGAAACAACGCATTGCCCTTACCTCCATTCTTGGAGACAGTATGAAGGCGGAAACCATATTCAATCGCATTAAGGATTTGGCGGTTGTCTCTCCGTTTCAGTTCAAAGAACTGGCTTCATACACCAAACAATTGTCCGCATACAGCATTCCGTATGAAGAGCTTTACGATACGACCAAACGACTTGCCGACATTTCCGCAGGTGTGGGTGTCGATATGGGACGTATCATATTGGCGTACGGGCAGGTGCGCAGTGCAGCTTTTCTCCGTGGGCAGGAATTGAGGCAGTTTACCGAGGCCGGTATTCCGTTGGTGGACGAGTTGGCGAAACGGTTTACTAAGCTTACGGGAGTAGTGACATCTGCCGGAGATGTATTTGACAAAATCAGCCGGAAGGAAGTAAGCTTCGGGATGGTGAAGGATGTCCTCTGGGATTTGACCAACGAGGGAGGCAAGTTCTACAACATGCAGGAGGCTCTTGCGGAAAGCCTTGCAGGCAAGTGGAGCAACTTGCAGGACGCTTGGGATGTGATGATGGCTGACATTGCGGAAAGCAATAGCGGTGTACTTTCAGATAGCTTGGAGTTGCTTACTGATTTAATGAATCATTGGGAAGCTGTTGCAGCTATCCTTGGCTCCCTTGTAGGGGCTTATGGATTTTACAAAACTGCTGTAATAGCTGTAAATGCTGCTCATAAAGCTGAAACTGCAATGAGAACAATTACTTTCATAACCAATTTAACCCGAGCACGACAAGGATTGACTGCTGTTACAAGAGCACAAGCTGTAGCTCAATGGGCGCTAAATGCAGCAATGAAAGCCAATCCTTGGATGATAGCAATTACTGCTGTCGGTGCATTGGCTGGACTATATTTCACTTTAAGAGAAAAGACTAAAAGTGCCGCAGAAACAATACGTGAATTTAATGTTCAAGTCCAAGAACAAAACGAAAAAATATCAGAAGCCAAAAATAAAGCTAACAGCTATATATCCACAATGTTTGATACATCCAAAGCAGTGGATGCGAGACGAATGGCTTACGAAAAGCTTCAAGGGATATATCCTTCTATTTTTAAGAGCATGTCTTATGAACAAGCTTTGCTAAAAGGGCAAATCGAGCTATTAAATATGTCTAATAGAGCAGCAAGAACTACTGCAAGAGAAACTGCAAGAATAAATTTAGAAAAAGCTTACCAAGGACTAATTGATGCAGAAAGAGGGGTTAAAGATGCAGAACTTTATTCGGTAGCAAGTGACGGGCATATCATGGACACTAAAATGCTGCGAGAAGCGAAAAATCAATTAGATATTGCCCGCTCCATCGTAAAAGAAGCAAAAGAAGATTTTACGACTATTCTATCTGTCACTGACGATATAGATAAAAACATTAAATCAGCATGGTTTACTACAGCCAAAGAAATTGCTGGTGACATGAATAGTCTTATTCCTAAAGATGATGAAGCCTATGAAGAATACGCCAAGCGAGTAAAAGAGGAAAGAGAAAATGCAGATAAAACACTAAAAGGCTTTAAGAAAGGAAATCCTTATTCCGAAGAAACCGTTCGTAATGCCCAAAAGGTATTCGATGTCTCAAAAAAAATCATGGACACTCTTGGGGTATTAGGCAAATCATCCGGAGGCGAAAAAGACCCTATTGCCGAACAATGGAAAGCCCGTACCGACCTCATAGACAAAGCCGTTTCCAGCTATGAGAAATGGAGAAAGATAGAAGGAGAAGAAGTCGCATCCCAAAGGGTGAAGGGCATTTCTGAATTTGCCCCTATCTTTGATAAGAACGGGGTCAATTTGGACTTAAAAGACCCAAGCAGGGCTTACAAATACATCCAAGGGCAGTTAGACCGGAGCAAAGAGAAGCAAGAAGATTTATACATTTCTCTTGGTGTCAAGATTGACAAGGCGGGAATTGACAGTGCGAAGAAAGAAGTTGATGATGCCTTAAAGGAGATAGAGAAGTACGTTTCCCAAACCGGAGAAAAGTGGGATTTATATAAGAAGCTATTCAATGCTTCCGGCAACAAATCTCTTTCCATGAACATCGCTTTCGGCGGAGAGGTCTCATTCAAAAGTGTAGTAGATGATTTGCGCAACCAACTTTCCAAAGCGCTTGAAAATACGGGAAGTAAATTCTCCGTTACAGATGTCCTTGCCATGAAAGAGGATGATGTAAAGAAACAGTTTGGGGAAGGAGTAATTCTGAAACTATACCAATCAATCAACGAGGAAAGTAAGAAAATGCGCTCAGAAAGCCTTGAAAACCTTTTAGGCATGATTGAGGATTATAAAGATTATGCCCAAAAGATAAAGGATATTGAGCGTAATCTTCAAAAGGACTTGGCAGATATTGAAAGCCAAAGAGGTCAATTAGGCGAAGAAGCGACCGACAGGCTTATAGCACAAAGGAAAAAGAAAGCGAGCGAAGATGCTGCATCAACCAAATTTGAACAATTCAAGAGTTCGGAAGACTGGGCTAAGACCTTTGACGACCTTGACAGACTTTCTTCTGCAACTCTTAGCAGGCTAATCAAGAACCTGGAAGAGTTTAAAAATACGACCGGGCAAAGTCTAAAAGTCAACGAGTTTAAAGAGCTTGTCAATGTATTAAAAAAGCTACGTGACGAAAGTGAAAGCAGAAACCCTTTCAAGACATTATCAGACGGAATAAAAGAGTATGCGGAAGCCACTGAAAAACTGAAAAAGGCTCAAAAAGAACTTGGGTTTATCCAGGATGGCGGTGAAGTTACTACTGGTGTTTCTGAAACGAGCCATACGGGAACCAAGAAAACGGATGGCGGCTTATCTTATCAGGCTAAAGTCGTCGATAAATTAACTCCAAAATTAAAAACATTAGCCGATGCGGAAAAGGAAGTCACTGATGCACAAGATAAACAAAATGAAGCTTCCGATAAAGTTCAAGTAGGCTTTGGAGATATTGTCGACATGGCTAATCTTCTTATCGGCACTTTGGGAGATTTAGGGTCAGCATTTGATGCCTTAGGGAATGACAATATAGGAGACACTCTAAGCACTGTACAAGAAGTTGCGGGTGGATTATTGAATACAGCTCAAAGCGGAGCTACCCTTTTCGCTGGTATATCTTCCGGCAATCCGATGGCTATCATGCAAGGGGCTACGGGTATAGTCAGCGGTATTACCGGAATAATAGGAAGCATAGCCAAAGCCCATGACAAAAAACTCGATAAGGCTATTGAAAAGAGTAAATTACGTGCCCAGGAACTGCAAAACGTATATGATGCAATAGAAAGGGGATTAGAACATTTCTTAGGAAGTGGAACCGAGATGAAGCTGGTCGATGCTGAAAAAGACAGAAGCGAACTTATCCAGTTAAACAGCCAAATCGAAGCAATACGAAAAAAGAAGAAGTTAAATATTTTTGACGAGATTGCCTTATCCCGGTATTCTAAGGAGGCAGAAAAACTCAATAAACGGGTTTCCGCATACGATGAAGGGGGAGCGTACGGTTATCAGCGGGCGTTGATGGAAGAACAAATCTCTGAATTGGAAAAACAAAAGCAGGCTGAACTTGACAAAAAAGACGTAGACCAAAGCAAGGTTGCCGACTATGAAGCCCAAATTACAGAAATGCAACAACAAGTCAAGGATTTTGCAGAGGAAACAGCAGAAACGCTATACGGAATAGACTTAAAAGGATGGGCATCAGAACTTGGGGATGCCTTATATGAAGCTTGGCAAAAAGGCGAAAACGGGGCAGAGGCTTTTAAGGACAAGGTTGCTGACATCATGGGAAGCGTTATGAACTCCGTACTTAAAATTGGCGTATTAGAGCCAGCGATGAAACAACTACAAACAATGCTTTTTGGTGAAGATGGCAAAAGTGGTTATTTCGGAAAGGATTTCTCTCTTGACAGCAAAGAGGTAAAAGGCATAGCTGATTATTTAATGAGTCTTGACAAGAAAACAGACGCTTACTATAGTGCACTTGACGAAGTAGACGCATACATGAAGAAAAAGTATGGGGTAAGCTTAAAAGAAAGCGAAGAAAATAGCTCCAGCTTGTCTAAAGGAATACAAGAAAGTATAACAGAGGACACCGCTAATATTTTGGCTTCTTACATAAACGGTATTCGCGCAGATGTAAGTGTAAAACGCGCTTTGCTTGAAAAGTGGGGAAACGAGATTCTTCCGAAATATAATGTTATAGCCGAACAACAACTTACTCAATTGAGGGCGATAGCCAATAATACGTTAAGAAGTGCCCAAAATACCGAAGCAAACGTTGCTTTAGTGCAAGAAGTTAGAGATATGCTAAGTATAGTGATAGACAGAAGTGGTAGAAAAATCAAAATATAATATGTTATGAACGAAAAGGATTTAAGCAAAACATTGCTCAACCAAGCCGTATCATTAGGGCTATGTACGCAATGGACGGAACAATGGGGAGAACCTGACCAACAAGGATTGATTGACAAGTATTTGCACGGGATTGATTTCTGTATAAAGAAAGGATACCCTACCAACACTTTCATAAAGGAGCACTTCGACAAGGACATCCTTCACAGAAACAATATCTTTGTCGATGAGGATGTGCAAGCAAGGAACATGAAGCACATAGCCGTTCTGAACGGAAATTGTAAAGGTACTCTCCTATTTGATGGCTTTTCTGTATGTGATATTTACGTGCGCCATGACAGCGAAGTAACCATTGACTGTTCACAGTATTGCAAGGTATTCATTAACGTGTACGACCGGGCAAAAGTAAATGTTATCCAAAAGGATACAGCATCGGTATATGTTTACATTCATGGAGAAGATTGTATTGTGGAAACCGATGGGGATGTCATGCAAAGAAAAAGCCAGGCTTAATGTCTGGCTTTATTGTTTTACCTAAATAATAGTCAATTTATAAGCTTGCAAGCCACTTCTTGCCTTTTCGAGTATTCAGCCAAAGAGCAAATAAAAGGGCTAAAGCCCCAGAACCTCCTAAAACGATTAATAGACCTTCCATAATTACCTCCTTATCACTTTATAACCAATATAAGCAAATACTATTGTTGAAAAAGCTCCAATCAAAAGCAAAAGCCAATATAACTCATTGTTTGAACTTGTGAAAAATGACACAGCCCCACCTGCTACCATTGCAGCAAATGATGTTTTTGCCAAATCATAAAAGAACTTTCCAAGCGTCTCTCGGCTTATTTTCTCTTTTTCCTTGCCCTCTTTCTTAACTTCTTGCCTTTCACTCCAATTACCCATTTGTATTATATTAATGCACAAATATAGAAAGAACGAACGAAAGAACAAACAAATAAACAAATAAATATCCGATAAATCAGCTTTTTAACAAATCCGATTAATTATAATTCATATGCCACAAAACAAGAAAAGCGGAGAAATTCCGCTTAACTTGATGATTGCTTAACAGTAAAAATTACTGTTTATAACTTCCATAAGCAGAATAATAATGACCATCACATTCAAACTCCCACTTAAATCCTGGCTCATAAACATGTGATAATCTAAACTGTAAAATTCTTGTTTCTCCAGAAGATAAATATCCTAATTTCGCCTCATCAGTAATCTCAATAGGAGCACTACCGCTTCCAGTAGAAAAAACTTTAAACTTAGTAAGTTTTATAGTCTTTGAGCTATTGTTCTTTATAGCACATGACATAACGCCCGTATAATATCCCGAATTAATAATCAAAGAAGATGTAGGGAAATAAACATCCATCATACCTCCTAATGACACAATATAAACAGTACAGTTTGCCACATGTCCGCCATCTTCTGACGTTGCCGTAACTTGTACTCTTCCTGATGTATTCCCTAAAACCACTCCATTTTCATCAACCGGAGCAATCACAGGGTCGGATGAAGTCCATATCACATTCTTATTAGTTGCGTTTTCTGGTGTAAACACAACATTTAGCTGTTTTTGTCCTCCAACTTCAATTTTATATGTAAGGTTATCAAAACTTATAGATTCTAATAAAATGGGTTCTACTGTCAGCTCACAAGTAGCCTCTAACCCTGTATTTCCCAAAATAGCCTTAACTATACATTTTCCAGGAGACATGGCAGATATACTGTTGTCTTCATTAATCTTTGCAATATTTACATCAGAAATCTCCCATGCTATGTTTTCTTTTGTTGCATATGCAGGAGTGATTATTGATTCTATAGTAAAAACATCTCCCGCCCTTACATTTTTTTCATTTTCTTTCAAGGAAAAACCTTGTGCTACAACTGGATTAACCTTCACTTTGCATGTTGAAGTTATAGAAGATTCAAACCCTGCACGTGCTGTAATTGTAGCTTCTCCTGCCTTTAGCGCTGTTACAATAACCGAATTGTCTTTACCCGATTCTAAACTTGCAATTTCCGAATTATCTATTTCCCAAAAGACCAGTTTCTTCGTAGCCTCCTGAGGTTCAATAGAAGCATCCAAAATCAAACTTTGTTCTCCATTAAACACAATCTCTTCCTTATTTATAGATATACCAGTAGCTTCTATAGGCTCAACTGTCACATTGCACACAGCCTTTATTACTGCATTGTCAATATATAACAAATCCGTTATATCATCATCTCCAATCCAGGCATTTACTGTAAAGTTCCCTGGCTTCAAGGCTGTTAGTTTCCCGTGTGAATCTATTTTTGCTAAATGATTGTTTGCATTTACAGGATATATCCCCCAATTAATTTTAGGCAACTTTGCTTTAGAAGGAGAGCCTTTTACCGTAAATTGATAAGTTTCTCCGGGCTTCAAAGTCATATCCGACTTGTCTAAAAGTATAGATGTTACCATATCATCTTCATTCTCACAGGAGGATATAAGAACACAAAATAGAGAAAGTAGAAAAAATATTTTATTACTCATAAAGCATGTATTTAGTTAATTAATGTGCGGCAAAGTTAAGTCTTTAATTTTAATTAAACATTATATTATTTTGCTTTATTACAGTGTTTTTTATTGCATATAAAGCATAAAAAATCCCCGAACTGTAAAGAACGGAGATTTAATTATTTACCAAACAATACAACAAGCAAATATTCTATCCATACTCCAATAAAATCTATTTAATTACACTTTTTATCTTATCAGATATAGAGAGCTTATAACTGAGATAAATTGGAGATACGACCTTATGTACACTTTCATTATCTACACAATCAGGCTCTTCCCATTTCAATGCCAGTTCTAAAAAAATAATTTCGTTCATCTTCTTAAACTGTTCTGTGATATATGGTTCTGTATATCTTGAAAGCAGCACCATTTCCATATCTTGATTGATTAAAACAGCCTTTTTCCGATGAGATTCATATTCCCCTTTAGATATATCCCCCTTTTCCAAATTAGAATGCAACAAATAATATTCATTTATATGTTCTATTATTCTTTTATCCATAGATAAAACTTTTTCTGCATACTCTTTCCTTTCAGTATTACATGATACCAAACTGAATACTAACAATAATAAATATAAAAATATTTTCATAGCTATCTTTTATATGTACAAAGATACGCCTTTATTAACATCCATTGTTATTATATATATCATGTTATAAAACATATTCACCATTTATTAATATATTAAATTATAAAAATGAGTATATTTTCTATATATTTGCACAATAACTTAGAAAATAGACGAAAGTAATTGATTTTATGATTATAAGTTTGCTATTTCAAAGATAAGGGCTATCTTTGCGGTGCTAACAACTTATAGGAGCGGCAAACTCCTATGGCTTCATCATTGGAGTTATTTTTTTGCCAATACATATCAAGTAGTATCATAAATTAAGATATTGCGCACGAACGGTGGGGTAACAGAAATGTCCCCAAACTAAATTCCTATGAGTTTGTTAGCAGCCGTGAACGTGCGCTTTTTTTTGTTATGCTAACAAACTCGATTCAAGTCCTAAGCGAAACAGAGTTGCTGGGGCACAAATTCACGGTTTACGGAACTGCCGAAAATCCGTTGTTTCTTGCTAAAGAAGTGGCAGAGTGCATTGATTATGCGAAAACATCGCAAGGTTATTATGATGTATCAAGAATGGTAGGCACTGTAGATGAGGAAGAAAAGCATCTACGAACAATCTTCGTAGATGGTAGAAATTACGAAATGTGGTTCTTAACCGAAGATGGCTTATACGAAGTCCTCATGCAGAGCCGTAAACCAATTGCCAAAGAATTTAAGAAAGGCGTAAAGGAAATCTTAAAGACCATCCGTAAGACCGGCGGCTACATCGCAACTAAACAGGACGACACTCCCGAAGAAATCATGGCACGTGCACTCATAGTGGCACAGGAAACAATCAAAAGAAAAGAAGAGCGGCTAAAGCAGCTTGAAGAAAAGAACGCCAAACTCCAACCCAAAGCCGACTTCGCCCAAGCCGCCTTCAAAGCAGAGGGCAAAGTAGACATAGGTCAAGCCGCAAAGATACTCAATCTCGGTTTTGGGAGAAACACCCTTTTCGGGAAGCTAAGAGATGCGGGCATATTCTTCAAAGACAGGAACGAACCGAAACAAAAGTATATTGACGCAGGATACTTTGAAATGACGCTGTTGCCGCCAATATGCAGAGACAACCACCCTGACATATTATGCCAAAAGGTGTTTTGCAAACCAAAAGGTCTTGCTTATATTAACCATCTATTTGGCGGAAAGCCTTCTGATGGGAAAATTGCAAAAATCAAATAGCATTGAAGCATATACATTTACAGGTACGGAGTAATGACGTACAGCTATAACTATACCCAAAAACATATTGCCACGTAAACAAGCATAGATGCACGTTGAGGTTCGACCAGCGAAATCACGTTATGATACCCCGCCAGTAATACGGCTGGCGGGCAGATGGCAGAAATAACGACTAAAACAAATATTCATCATGGAAGAAAAGATACATAACTTGCAGAAAGAGAACAAACTCCTCAAACTTCAATTATTGCACTTATCCGAAGATATTGAACTGATGTACGAAAGGATGGAAAAACTTGAAAGGAAGCTCAAAGAGAAGCGGGTAAAGAACCCCTACATGAAAATCGTGTCACCCGAAAGGTAGTATTCATTGCAAATATAATGTAAGCCGGATAACTATATCAATTTTCTAACCTTTTACTTGATTATTTAGAAAATACACCATATATTTGCAGTATTGATATAACAAGCCAAAGAGCTGATTAACGGGCATGCCGTTGATTGGCTCTTTTTGTTTTTACAACACAAACTCAAAATAACACATGGCAAAGCCTTACAGTATCTATTTTCAGAAAAGTAAGCTGGGGAGTCCTGTTATTGACACCAAATCCCAATGGGGGATTGTGTGCAAGGACTTCCCTTTTACTGTATATGGAGATATTAAGGATTTGCCCAAAAGGGACTGGATAGACCAAGACGGAGAAGACACCTTTTTCCCCGAAGAACTCTACGTGCAAGCCTATGATATAGAAATAGAGTTTGCCTATAAAGGTGATATGGGAACAGCCAATGAAAAAATTGTCGCCTTCCTGGACTATCTGATAGGAAAAGACGGTTACGGAACAGAGTTAAAGGTTTATGACACCTATACCCAAATAGGCAGGCAGGGGGTTTATTTTAAATCTATAAAATCCGACCTTTTTGTCCGCAAGACAGATGAGGGAGATGTCGTAACTTTCAACATTACATTTCGGGTAACTGACCCTAAAACACAAATTATTCTTACGGCATAATGAGACGGTTTATAATATACAGCAAAGACGGGCAGACGCAACGATGTGTCGCTAACAAGTTAGAGTATAACGGAGAGTTCATGGGAGCTTGTTCCGTTAACATTACCGTTACGTCCCCCACTCCGATTGATTTTACAGTCGGGGACTATCTGATATACCGCGGAGAAAGATTTGAAATAAACTACGACCCTACTGAATTGAAGCAAGCCTCCAAAAATACATACGGAGAGGCTTTCAAATATGAGAACGTAGTTTTCAACTCTCTTGCAGATGAACTGACAAGATGCGAATTCCTGGACTATGTAAAAGAGGATAACTTAATTCACTACTCTTCCCTACCTACATTCAGTTTTTACGCTGAAAGCATAAATGCTCTCGCAGAAAGAATACAGGTGAACCTTGACCGTATCTATAAAGGAGAGCAAAAATGGACGGTTACAGTACATCCCGAATATGTTAATGAGGCTAACAAATCCATATCAATAAGCAGTATAAACGTTTGGGACGCACTCGCTTTGGTAAATAGCGAGTTTAAGGCAAACTTTATCATAAGGGGACGAACGATAACAATAGGTACTGCCGGAATTGCAGTAGGAAACATGTTCGGGTATGGAAAGGGGAAAGGGCTGTACTCCATACAAAAAACCGCAGATTCATCACAGAAGATAATTACCCGCCTAAGGGCATATGGTGGTACCAAAAACTTGCCTTACAACTATTATACAACATATGGAAGTCCTATTGTCGAAGCTCCCATCGAGGATGTATCTTACGGATATGACCCTAATACACATTTGATAGACGGTGCTGTTGTGACTCTTCCTTTTTATATGAAATTCCTATCTGACACAGCATTGTATGATGTGACAATCAATGGGCATTCTTATAAAATGGAAAGAGGCAGCTTTCTTGGGAAATGCTACGTTTTGTTGAATAGCGAAGCCGACAAGGACAACGTCCGCATAGGCGCAAAGATGCGGATAGAAAAAGGCATTGAGACGGACAATGTTCCAAGAAAGTACAAAAGACCTTCTGGAGCATTAGTCCCCAATAATATGGCTGTTAAAAACTTGATGCTTCCTGATTTTCCGGAAAAGACACTTGACCCATACCTTGATAGTAAAAACATAGATATTATCGGAGTTCGGGAAGGTTCGGTTTTCTTTGACGGGAGCGATACTTCTTTGCCGGAAATATATCCGTCTATGGAAGGAATGACAGCACAGCAGTTGAAAGACGCGGGAATAATCGTAAATGCCACCGGAGCGTTGGATGAAATCGCTTCCGATTCTGTGAATAAGGATAATACGCCAATTGCAGATGATGGTTACTTTGAAGAAGGGGAAACCATCCCACCGTTCAAAATATATCTCAAAGATATTGGATTTGACATAAACGATTACTTTACCGATGAAACTCCCACCATATCCATGAAAAGCGGAATGTGTGGTGGACGTGAATTTGAAATACTTAGAGATGCAGACAAGCCCGTAAAACAAGGTGATATGTGGGTCTTGACATGCAACAGAGTCTATGATGAAGGTTTGAATCTTTATTTCCCATATAAGGATTTTACTATCAAAGCCGGAGATAAATTTGTGCTTTTGGGCATTGATATGCCGGATGTGTATATAAAAGCTGCTTCCCAAAGATTGCTAACAGCTTCCAAAGAATATCTTGCAAAAAATGATTATGTAAGATATACTTACGAGCCTAAAGTAGACGAAATATTTATGGCGCGTCACCCGGAACTGCATGACAGTATAAAGGAAGGTGATTTAATGTTATTCGAGGATGAAGACTTAAACATCAACGGGAGCATTATTATTGACAGCCTTACAATAAAGGAAGGAGACGCTCTCATCCCAACGTATGATATTACCCTTCGCAATGACAAAGCGGTAGGAACTTTAGAAAAGATACAGAATCAGATAGACTCAATTGTAGGCGGGCAAGGCGGTGGAGGATTAACTACCCAACAAGTGGAATCAATCATTAAAGCCTTTGGAGAAAAGCTGTTTTTGAATAAAACCAAACCTGACCAAACCAGCTATTTAATAAAGTTCTTAGGCGGATTGTTTTCAGACTACATTCAGTCCATGAACTTTTCTTCCGGTGCTCTCGGTGAAGGCTTTGTTATTAAAGTAGACAGCAAGACGGGAGACAGCTATTTGGAAGTAGACCATATGTTGGCACGCAAAAGTGCCACGTTTATTGAGTTGCTGATACAGCGATTACGCCAGGTTGGCGGTCAGATAATACTTTCTCCCGCATCCATGTCATGTTCTAAGGTAGAGGAATACGATACCTTTTACCGCTGTTACTTCGAGAACACAGACGGGGAAAAGACCATTGTTCAGGAATTTGTAATAGGAGACCAAGCCCGCAGCCAGACATTCAACATCAAGCCAGGCGTACATGAGAATGTCTCTAATACCTACTATTGGCGGTTGGTGACAAGCGTAGGTGACAATTACATAGACCTTTCGAAGAGCGACTGTGACACGGGGTCTGCCGCACCACAAGCAGGCGATGACATTGTACAGTTAGGCAACCGGACGGATAAGACCAGACAGAACGCCATCGTATTGGCAGCATACGGGAATGATACTCCGAGCTTCCGTCAGTATGCAGGGATTGATTCTTATTCTTTGACTGGTAAAGAAGTGACAGCTTTCAGTCCTAATGGGAATAAAGTTACTGGTGACTTTATCCTGAAAACGGGTGTGAATATCCTTACCCAGTTCAAGATATTGGAAGATTTGATTTACTCTGAAATCTCCAAAGTGCTTGACGAGGTGCAGGCAAAGGATAATTATCTGTATAACGCATCATTTGCAAGCAATACGAACGGTTGGGAGACAAAGAACGATGTTCGTTTCTTTACTGTAAACGGAAAGTTCTTGTTGGTTAACGACAAGTTCTATTCTCGCAAGGATGCTATGGCTGCTATTATCAGAGACGGGGATAGAAACGTGCTTCGTATCCTTTCTTCCGGAATTAAACAGTCAAATGCGGACTTAGCCAATAAGCCGACCTATGAGGAAGGAGGAGAACCGAAGAAGTTCTTTATCTCTTTTCGGTATAAGGTAGCTACAGCCGGAACGCTGACAATAGGCTTTCCCGGTCAGAACCTGCATTTCACCGAACGTCTTGAACCGAGTGAGGAATACGTAATGAAGGAATATTCCGGCACATGGGACGGAACGGGCGACTTTGAATTGAAGTTCACGGGGGATATATACATACATTCGCTGGCTCTTACCGAAAACGCATTCGAGGATTTATATACAAAATTGAGTTCTGAAATAAAGCAGACAGCGGAAAGTATCAGGCTGGAAGCGAAAGAACTATCGGAAAGCAACAATCAAAGGTTCTCGCAGATTGAGCAGCGGGCTGATAGCATTGAGTTGTCTGTTTCCGAAATTGGAGACAGCGTAAAAGAGTTGGGTATTAAAATTGACGGAATAAATGATGAAATTTCATTATTCGTTAAAAAGGACGACATCATTAATTCCATAAATGTCAGTGATGAAGGAATAGTTATAAATGCCAATAAAATCAATTTAGAGGCATATACTCCCAAAAATGGAGTTATAGCTGCTATAAATTTAGGAGATGAAGGAATTAAGATTAAAGCAGAAAAAATAGATATATCCGGAGCTGTTACATTTGACTCTTTGAATAGTTCCTTACAAAGCACTATTAATGAGAAAGTTTCATCGTCTTCTCTTGGCGGACTTGCATACAAAGATGCAGTTGAGGCATCTCAATTAGGAAGCACCATAATCACTGGCGGATACTTAAACTCTAATTTTATAAAGGTAAATACCTTAGAAGCTGGATTGATTGACGGAAGAACTGTAATGACGATAGGCAGTCATGGAATTCGTATGAATGAAGGACAAATTGTCTCTGCTGAGATAGGGACTGAAAGCGTTTCCAACACTTACGGTGGATATATAATATTAAGAGAGCTTGTAAGAGATCCATCGCCTTTTTATTGTAAGCTAACAGCAATGGATTTGATTTTCTACAATCCCGATGGTTCTGTAGATAGACGTTATTAAACACTTTAACTATACAAATATATGAAAATCAATTTTAATCAACCCTTCAAAAACTACAAAGGAGAAGTTATTATAGAAGATAATGGCGCTCCGCAATTAATTAAAAATGTAGTTTCCGCATTGTTATTTAGCGGGAAATGGCTTGAAAGGAAAGCAAATGCTAAGCCGGAAGAAAAAGTTATGGCGTACGACTTAAGCATACGTGTTTACAAATCTATGGAAGAACTGGAGATAAATATCGAAGAAGCAGCCATGATTAAAGAGGCAGTTACCTCCCTTAATCCCGGCGGCTATGTACAAGTAATTAATTTAATTGAGGGGAAATAATGGAAATTACAAATGTTAATAAAAAAGGAACAACAAGAGTTTCTGATGACATACGTATCAAATACAACATGTCTGTAGACAAATCTGAAAAAGTTAGTGCTATGACAGCCAATATAGTAAAGGGAGATACTATTGTGGGGTTCTACAATGTTTCCGCCAATGGTGTTTTAGGACTTTCTTTTAGGGAGAATAATGAATTGACGACAGAAGAAATGAAACAGATATTTGACAATGCAATCAATGACTCTGTCGAAATACTAAATAAATAATTTGCGTTATGGCTTGGACAGAACAGGATTATCAAGAAATAGTTGCCCGCCTTATGGCTAACTCCATAGGAGTTAATGAAGTACCGAATGCGGACAAAGCGGATGATGTAACGTCATTGCCTGCATTTAAACCTTCAGGAAGCGACAGTGAAGCTTCTGTGGTCAATTATCCTTTAGAATTTTTGAAAGGAGAACAAGGCGAGCCAGGTATACAAGGAGAACCTGGGAAGTCATTTAAGGTAGCTGGTGAATACGCCACCCTTGAAGCCTTGAAATCCGCTGTTCCCGATGGTTCGGCAGTTGACGGGTTCATGGCTGTAGGTACGGAAGCCCCTTATGATTACTACGCATGGGTGAACGGTGAATGGGTAAGCCAGGGGAAGATAGCGGGAGGAAATGTTATTGTTCTGCCGAGAGAAATACTTGACTTGACAGGTAGTTCCTCCTCGGAAGAGATATTTGCTACATTTGGCGGTATAGATAAATACAAGGATTTGCTTGAAAAATTGAGCGCAAATAATTACTTGGTACAGATTGGAGAACCGTCATTAGGCTCACTAAGACATATCTATACTCTTGTAGAATATTCTGTCAAATTCGCTTCAAACAAACAATCGGGAGCGTTATCTTTAAATATCTACAACGAAGACCAGCAGTTAAGAAGATTACATTTCTATTTGGAGGATAACGGCACTACAGCCCGTTGTGGGGAGGCAAGTACTTTCCAACTCGTCAAAGACTCCGACGTCCTCACCAAGACCAACACTTCATCATTCACCCCTACGGGCGATTACCAGCCTGCAACGAAGAAGTATGTGGATGATAAACACATTATGCTTACGATTACAGATGAAGCTCATATACAGTTGATTTCAAATCAAGAAGTTAAAGCAGGAGAAGCCGAATCAAAAATAAATCTTGTATTTGGAAGCATTGATAATTTTAAAAATATTATACAGAGATTATTAAGTGATAATATTTTATTCCTAAAAATTACAGAAAAAGAAATCTTTAAAGTAAGTACGAGTCACACATATTGCAATCCCGATAATGGAGCTTATGAACTTTCGTTTATTTATACTTATACTTCTATTGCCGATGCAAATAATATTAGCTTAGTTACAAAAAGAATTTTTATTGCATTGAATTCAAATGCTACAAATTTTTTCGTAGTAAAAGATATACTCGTTTCCGACAACCTCACCACCCTCACCAAGAAAACCGCTGCCGAGTACGAGGCTATTGGCTCTAAGGATGACAATACAGCATATTGTGTAACCGTTTAAAGGATAATGATTATGTTAAAAATAGGAGAATTGACCTCAGGGCTATTTGCTGGAGATAAGCTGATTGCAGGCAAAGAATTTGATATTAAACAACTTGTTGATAATATTACATTTGCAGATGATTTAGTACATGAAGAAATTAATATACAACTTGTTCTTATTTGCAATCTTAGTAGTATCCCTATTTATTTATATCGAGATTCAGTAAGAACTGAAATAAAAAAACAACATATCGAATGGTATTCATTTATAGCACCTACCGCTATTCGTCTTTTTAATGAAGATAATACTCCAATAAGAGCTATTACACAAAAGGAGTCTATATCCAATAATTTTGTTACAGAAATAACTGATTCTGTCGTTAATAATGGCGATAGTGTATTTGATATTGCAGATAGTACAGGGATTTTCGGTTTGGGTTGTGTTCTAATGAATGCGTAAAACAATAATATTAATAAAATAACAAAGTGTTTACTTTTTTGATTATGAGAGTAAAAGTATTTTATGAAAACTGGTTTGCCAAACTCATCCTCTTTGGCGGCTACACAACTATAATGCTCTTCGGTTTCATCCTTACGAAGCTGAAAGAGTTGTCCGAAACAACCATACGCCATGAACGGATACATCAGAAACAGTTCTTCGAGTGTATGGAGATAGCGGCTATCCCGTCCGTATTGCTGGCTTTCAATGTCAGTGCATGGTGGCTGTTACTTATCTCGCTATTCTACTACATTCTTTATTTGGCAGAATGGTTTGTAAGCTTCGTGTATCACTTGTTCACAGACAACAAGATTGGGGACGGAGAGGTCAATAAAAATGCTTACCGTGCAAGCGCATTTGAAATGGAAGCCAAATTCAACCAGGACAACCCGAACTACTTGAAAGAACGTAAATGGGGAGCGTGGTTCCGCTATTACGGCAAGATATGAAAATCCCGTCCTACTCTCACGAGCAAAACGGAATGACAGTAGTTAGCTTATTTGATAAGAGACACAAAGATAGGAATAATTGACAAATAACGATAAGATGAAGAATAACATTATTACCCAAAGCATACCGGGTGGTTTCTCGGTAATAGCAAGCAGTTTTATTGCACAGTCATTGGAACACATGATACCGTGGCTGATAGTAACATTTTCAGTCGTTGTATGCGATTTGATGTTCGGGATAAGGAAATGCCTGCTATTGGGTGAAGAATTTCGGTTTTCAAGTGCCGTGCGCCGTACTATGGGTAAAATGGTGACATACTTTGCCTTTGTCTGTATGGTGGTGATGATAAACATTGCTTCCGGCAATAAATGGAATATTGATGTGTATTCATGCTTGTTTGTCTGCTTCATAGAGTTCTGCTCTATCATAAGTAATATCTTGAAGCCAAAGGGATATAATTTCAATTTACTGAAAGCGTTGGGATTATTCGGAAAGAAAGTGCTCGATGTCGAGAAAGAAGATATGAGTGAAATAATAACTAAAGATAAGGAGTAACAAAATGAAAAAGAAACTGATTATCGCAGCGATTGTTATCGCTATCATCGTGGGAGTTATGCTGTACATGCACTACACCCCGTTTTGGGTGAACCTGACTACTGTTGCATCATTCGGTGTCGGTGTTGTTGCCGGATGGGTGGCTCATGTGGTTTATGACAAATATTTCAAGGAGGATGTGCAGAATGAAAATATTGATTGACAACGGGCACGGAAGTAACACTTCGGGCAAGTGTTCACCGGACGGAAGATTGAAAGAGTATGCGTATACCCGTGAGATTGCCATACGTTTGGAAGCCGAATTGCGCAAACAAGGCGTTGATGCCGAACGTATCGTCAAAGAGGAAATAGACGTTCCTCTATCGGAGCGTTGCCGTAGGGCGAACGAATACAAGGCAAGTGACACAATCCTCGTATCTATCCACTGTAATGCAGCGGGAAGCGGCTCTGAATGGATGCAGGCACGTGGTTGGGAAGCGTGGACTTCGGCAGGTCAGACGAAAGCCGATAAATTAGCTGATAGCTTATATGTGGCAGCCGGACGACTTTTGCCGGGTATGAAGATACGCAAGGATATGACGGATGGCGACCCTGATAAGGAAAGCGGGTTCTACATTTTGAAGCACACGAAGTGCCCGGCAGTCCTTACAGAGAACCTATTCCAAGACAATAAGGAAGATGTTGGCTTCTTATTATCGGAAGAGGGGAAGCGGGCAATAGTGGACTTGCATGTGCAGGGAATTGTGAACTATTTGAATAACTCTAAAAAGTAAACATCATGGCAGCAGAAGTTTTATCATTTCAACAAGAAGAAGGCAAAACAGCGTATTACGCAACGTTTGTCAGTGACGGTAATCCCGTTACCATACAGATAAAGAACAAGGGCGGAATGGTGACTGTATTTGCCAATATCGAGGGCATGAATCCTATCCCGCTTTCCCCAAATGCCAATCAAGCCTTAGGTCCTTCCAATGTGATATTTCGTCTTATTGGCATAGCGGCAGGTATGGAAATTACAATAAGAAGTGCTACGAAAGTGTCAGAAGCGAAAATGATTAAAGAGGGATAGCCTTATGAAACCAATCACTATCCCTCACATCAGCATTCCTATAATCGGCATTCCCGTAATCAGCATACTTACCATAGGGTTTCCCGGTGCTGGCGGAAATAAGCCGCATCCATTTCCTGACGAAGGGTATTTATTATTAGCCAATGACGCTCCATTGTTGTTGACTAATGAAGAGCCGATATTGCTTACAAGTAAAAATAAATAGTAGTATGGAAGAGAAAATAGAAAAAGGACAACAAATTGGACAACTCCCCAAAAGAGACGTTTTGACGGGTAATGAGCAGTTTCCATTTCAAGAAGACAGAGAAAACGGTTCTATCACCCCTAACGCCCTAAAGAGTTTCATTAGTTCTGGAAAAGGTGGATATATGAGCTATATAACCGAGTATAATGTTTCCATTCATCATCCTTTATCTGGAATTGATAGTGGCAATAAATATACATTAGAAGGTGCTATTGTTCAAGTTCCGGAAGATATAAGAATGGTTGGGCTAAAGGTGTCATTCTTGAACAATAGCGGACTTGTGGAGACATGGGAATTTGCAGGTGGAGTATTTGAAAATATCGAGAACTGGAAATCAAATGAAGATAAATTGGCCGATATCCGAGATGAGGCAATCAGTAAAATAAAGGAAGTTGAAAGCGATGCAATTTCAAATTTCAGTTCCCAGCGCGTTACTCCGGAAATGCTGTCCGAATCAACCAAGCAGTTTATTAATGCAAGTGGTGGCGGTACAATAAACAATCTTGCGGACGACGAAGACCTTGTGTCTGTAGACAAAGGGGAAAGCTTAAGTGTTTTAAAATTTGCCGACCGTGCTTTTAGTCCTGACAGATTCAGCGGCAAGGGGTATAAGATATTGCGTAGGAATATTGTTGGTGGAAAGAATATTCTTACCCAGGAAATGATAAATCAGCCTGATACTATATATGAAATCAGGTATGATTTTGATTTGGATGGCGCTGAGATAAGCATTCCTGAAGGGTGTATTCTAAAATTTAATGGGGGGCGTTTTTTAAATGCGTTGAATATCAAAGGGAATGTAGAAAACAAATACTTAATGCCGGAATGGTTTGGCGCGTCCAATGACGGTAAAACAGACAGCTCTGATGCATTTAATGCAATCGTGCGGATATGTCGCAGTATAAGATGTTCCAATAAGAAGACTTATCTGTTTACCAAAGACATAGATGCAAAGATTTTGAATGAATTGTCGATTGACATGAATATGTCTTCTTTCATAGATTTCCATATTGTCATAAACATGAATGATGGAATAAATGATTGGAGATCGGCATACTCTTCTATCGGGCTTTCAATCAAAGAAGGATTTATCATGTCTAAAGGCAGCGATACGAAATACCGTAATTGGCAAATTCCTGTCATAATCAGTGGGGTTCCTGTACATTTGGATAATATGAATATAAGGCGGGTTCCTTATATACTGGCATTGGCTGATAGATATATTGATGTCATGCGTTGGCATAATGTCATTTATTATTCATGGGAGGACACCTATTCAGATGTAACATACCGGCTTGATGCTATAAATGTGGTGTTAAGAGACGGTACTATATCCAAAATGAATGAGGGACAAGAGTTAGCGGGAGATGCTTGGATATTTAATTCGGTAAATGAATTCAGAGGGTATAACGAAAAAAGGACTTTTGATTATAAGTTAGGTACATTCAGAGAAGGACTGTATACTAACTTCATTAATTGCATACAAAGCAATATAACATTAACTCAAAAAATCAAAGCTAATTTTACCGGCTGTCACTGGGAAGCCAGCGGAGTTACAATTGAAGGTGGTGGAGGTCTCATTCAAGCCAACTTTATAGGCTGTTATTTTTATATGAATAGCAGGATATTAAGTGAAAATCAAGGCGTAACATATATTGGTTGTTATTTTAGAGGGTTATGGGATAAAGCCGGAGATATGACAATGCCTGAGTTTTTGAATAATACTGATATTGTGGATATGAATTGCGTATTTCTCAACTGTAGAATAGGAGGAACATTGGTTGATACAAATTGGTATAAAGCCTGTTATTATAATTATAATAGAACGACTACATTAGGAATGCGTCAGTATGTTATGGACGCTTTTAACAAAAGAAATATTGAATTAAGGAATATCGGTAATATTATTAATAATAGGGAAAATGGAAGTTATAAATATACAATATATCTGTTGTGTGGAGAAAATATACCTATTGCCAAACGTGTTCTTAATATAGATATTACTGATAGTGATAAAGAGAAAACGCCATATTTCTATATAAACCCAGGTAAGAACTATGGGTTTGAGGTATACAGAGAGTCACCTAACGGGAAAAAAGAAGTTGTTGTTGGATTCAGTTCGGTTAATGACGTTGAAACCTTATCGTTTCAGGATTTTTCAGACTGTGCGCTAATCGGTGAACATGATTCCACCTGGTCGAGCATGAAGACATCGGTATTGCTGTGGAAACCTGTAAAGGACGATATACCGGACAAAACTTTATACCCGCATTTCTTTTACAATCAGGGAGTCTTGGTCTCAACGAGTGGGAATTTAAAAAGTCCGCTTACTGATTTTCTCGCAATTCCATATTTAAATGTAGGAGTTACTTCACAACGTCCTGGCAATGCAGATAATGGTTTTCAATTTTTTGATGTGACCCTGCGTAAACCTATATGGTGGAACGGTTCTTCATGGGTAGATGCCAATGGAGCTACGGTATAGTGTTTTACTAATTATTTATGGTATGAAAAATAACATCTTAGGTGCGGTGGTCTATCTATCCACCGCCATAGTATTCGGTGGCAGCACTGCACTGCTGATGCTCTTTATCAAGGAGAACAGCGACCGTTGCCACTACTATAACGGCAAGTGGAGCAAAATAGACTTGCTGTGTGGAGCTGTCGCAATATGTGCGGGTATGGTTGTTAATCATTATCTGTTGAAGTTATGAAGAAGTTAGTGTATATAGTGTTTCTTGTGTTGACGGTGTATTCCTGTAGGACGAGGACTGTTTATATGCCGGTTGAGACAAAGGTTCTTGACAGTGTGGTTTTCCATGATACTACATTTCAAGAGAAGCTGATACCGTACAAGGACAGCGTATCTGTTGCCGATACAACGTCATTCCTTCGCAATCCGTATGCCTACAGCTATGCTTCATTTAGCAACGGGATATTGAACCATTCATTGGGCATTTATCCTCATGCTACGGTAACAGTCAAAATGCCGTATTTTATCGAAAAGATAAGAAGGATTGAAGTGCCCAAGCCTTATCCGGTAGAGAGGGAACTGTCATGGTGGGAAAAATTTAAAATCAATTACGGTGGTGCCAGCATTTCGATAAATCTGACATGTGTTTTATTCGTAATTGTTTGGCTCACCATAAAGATAAGAAAGAAATTAACGATGTAGAAGTTGGCTTGTAGCTGACACTCTTTTGGGGCTTAGAGTATAAAGAAAGCCCCCAACGAAATCACGTTGATATTGCCACATAAAAACATGATAAAGCATAAGACCCTTTCCGTTGGAGGCTTTAATATCTTCAACACGGTATCTTATGCTTTGTTCGTATATAATCAAATATTTTATGTGGCAGGGCAAAGATAAATATAAAATTCAGAAAAACTATGTGTAAGTCAGAAATCTTTGCCGAAACAATCAATCTCGTGGCGCAGGAGACCGAAATACCCGCCAGCCGAATACTATCTTCGGATAAGGATACGGAAACCGTAGACGCCCGCTATCTGCTTGTACAGTTGCTTGTCGAAAGGGGAATGTATCCTTCGCAGATAGCTCCTAAAATCCACAAGACCAAACGTGCGATAAACTACATGATTTCCAATTTCCAGGAACGTATGGAAGGCGGGAAAATGTTGAGAATATATTGGGAAAAAATTAGGAAAGCGTTGGGAAACAACTGATTTCATGGCAGTATCGGTATTTATACTTTTGTGATGCGGTTGATTTTGACCGTAATACAAAATATAAATCTCTATGGAAAGAACGTATGTCTTCAATCAAGACGGGAACAACGGAAATGGTGGCGGAAGCAAATTCGACATCATGGCTATGTTGCCCAACTTGATGGGAAGCAAGGGTGTAGACCCCGGACTTCTCGCTTTACTGAACCAGGGACGTGGCAGCCAAGACCAATGGGGCGGCTCGTGGTGGTTCATCTGGATTATCCTTTTGTGGTTCTGTTGGGGCGGCAACGGCTTTGGCAACCGCTTTGGCAATGGTGGCGGTCTGCCTGCCGAGCTTAACGGTGATGTCGGTCGTGAATACCTGATGTCAGCCATTCAGGGCAATGGCAATGCCATCAACCAGCTTGCTTCTTCTTTGAACTGCTCTACCCAACAGTTACAGAGCGCCCTGTGCAATATCCAGGGACTTATCGCCAATGTAGGAAATCAGGTGGGCATGTCAAGCCAGCAAATCATCAACGCATTCCAGTCCGGAAATCAGGCTGTTCTTACTCAGATTGCAGATTGTTGTTGCAGGACTCAGAACGCCATTACCACAATGGGTTATGAAAACCAGCTTGCAATGTGCAATCAGACCAACGCGCTTGTCAACACAGCCAATCAGAATGCCCTTTCATTGCGTGACGGTGCGACCGCCAATACCAATGCTATCCTTGCGAAGTTGGACGCCATGCAGAACCAGGCATTGCAGGACAAGATTGCGGCTCTTACAGCAGAAAAAGCCACTTTGACTGCTGAAATCTCCCAACGTAACCAAAATGCTACTATCCTGAATTCAGTAGGACAACAGATTGCTCCTTTGGCAGCAGGCTTGCAGGCATTGCAGTCCGATGTCGATGGAATAAAATGCAAGATGCCTAACACCGTTCCGGTTGTTTACCCTAATATTCAAGCCATCAACACAGATTGTTTCCGTGCTGCGGCTTTCGGTGCTTATGCCGGTGATGCAATGTATGGGCGTGGCGGTTGTGGTTGTAACAACTACTGGGGTTAATTCCGGTAAGAAAGGGGGTAATTATGTGGCCTAACTTTTTTACAGGATTTCCTTTCCCGTTCCCTACTATTGGAAGGGCTAATTTCAATACCCTTCCTACGGTAGCCGTAACGGTCGGCACGGAGAACGTGACTTTGGAGCTTCCTAACCATGCGTTCCGTAACAGAAGCTATGTAGGCGGTTTCTATGTCAGTCTCCGCCAGGCGATACCAGCCGGCACGACTGCTACACTCCCGATACTGATAGGGACTAACGGGGATACAAGACCGTTGCTGGCTTACAACAATGAGCCGGTGACTGTCGGCAACCTTGCCGGAACGGGTATCTACGAAATTCACTATAACAAGTACACCAACGAACTGTTCCTTGTTAACGGTGGGTATCGTCCGACAACCGCATCGACACCGGCCCCGACAGCAGAAGCAACCGCTCAAAAGAGCAAGTAGTTAACATGGGGCTTTGTGGTTGTTTCCAAAATGGAAATAGCCACTCCCCTTTAAAATCAAACCAATATGTTTCAATCACTTCGTACCAATAACCAGTTGTATATACTTCATAAGGATGCTAACCCGTTTATCGAATACGGTCCGGTAGTCAGCGTTTCCGCTCCCAAGCCGAAATATCCTATGGCACCCCCTATGGGACAGTTGCCCCAAATGGAAATGGTTGTGGACGTCGTTGTCTGTATCAACGGGCAGAACACGACTTTCCAAAATCTACCTGCCGGCATGGATATAGCCGACTTTGGACAGAACGGTAATATCGTAGTGTCATGCTCTCGTGATGCGATGAACAACGAGGTCGCTTCTATGAAACAGAAAAGCATAGACATTATCAACAGCATGGACTTCCACAATTCCGTCATTGCGGGATGTGACAAGATGCTGACGCTCTTGAACCCCGAATTTGCAGAGAAACAACGTCAGGAGCAGGAAATATCCTCTCTGAAAGGGCAAATGGCAGAAATGAGCAAGAACATGTCCGACCTTATGGAATTGAACAAACGGCTTATGGAACAGCTCGGAGTGGCTGAAACATCTAAAACAAAGAAATAATATGGGAATGTGGGAAATATTGGAAGAAGGGCGCGGAGAATATGACCGTGACTTCGGTATGAGAGGCGGTAATCCTATGGAAGAAGCCTATAGAGAGGGTTGCCGTCATGGTTACGAGAGAGCCATGCGTGAGATGCAGGGCGGTGAAATGGGCTATCGTAACAGCGGTGGTTCACGCGGTGGAAGCTATAGCGGCGGCTCAGATATGGGCGAACGCCGTATGCCGGGTTACTTCCCGGAATATCCGGTTTACAACGAACGCCGCGATTCACAGCCTTACGGTGATGATATGGGCGAACGCAGACGCAGACGCGCCAACGGAGAGTTCATGTAATGGAGAGGGGATTATTCCCCTCTTTTGCCAATCACTTAAAATCAGGAAAATATGAAACAAAGATTAGATACATACGACAGAATACCGCCTGCAATGGCTGATTATCTCAGCCAGTACGGATGGCATTTCAGCAAGAAGATGTGCCTATGGGCTGTTTCCCGCATGAAGATGGAAAACAAATCTACGGGCAAGGAGGAAAAACTTGAACCAATCAGCAAAGAACAGGTAGAGGAACTTCTTAAAAAGTACAGTATAAACCTGGAGAAGGATGCAGGGTACGACAGCGTTTACGTGGCAAACATGGCGAAGTCGGATTACTACAAAAGTTCTATCACTGACGAAGCCCATCTCGCATTGTTCATTAAGGATTACATAGATGATGTGGACGCTTACAATGGAATGCCTTTCACTCGGTTCTATGCCGACTGCATAGGCTCCGGCAATCCTATCATGTGGGAACAGATGATGTAGCCTATGATAATACAGGAATTTTACATACCGGATTATGATTGGGAAGTACGTGTATATTATGCGGTGGACTGCTATTATACCGACCGTATCATCGCCGACCTTCGGCGGGTTGGATGCAGGGGGCTGGATTTGGAGAATGCCTATAAGAACATGCGCTCCTGCAATCTGAATACGGGTATCACTTACTCCAATATCCGGAGCAGACAGACCGTAATGGTTATAGCCCTTACCTCTTCCCCGGCAGAGTTTCAGAACTCTTTCGACCATGAAAAGGGGCATCTATGCCGGCATATCTCACGGGCGTTCGGCATCGACCCGTATGGAGAAGAGGCGCAGTACCTTAGCGGATATGTGGGACAGAAGATGTTCCCGGTAGCGAAGAAATTTTTGTGTGAACATTGCAGACGTAGCTTATGTGGAAAATAGTACAAGCCATTTTATCAGGCAAATCACGGGAAGAAGTATATAATATGCTTTCTCCCGAACAGAAAGAGACGCTGAACGACCTTGCCATAGCAAATGGTATAAACCGCCAACAACGTAGAAAACTTGAACGTGATGCGAAAAAGGGATTACATAGATGAACTGCTTGAATTGGCGGACAATGTCCTTTACATGGACTATTGCCGCCTTTTCCGGGTTATCCAATGGAACGTTTAGAACGCTTTGAACGGATTCTCCATTGGGTTATACCGCTTGCCGTTTTGGTGAGGGTTATATCTGTATGCCTGTAAGTTTACTATCTGCATTTAACTTTTGTAAGTCCATACTTAGCCAACCTTAGATATATCGTCCTTACACTTACATTCAGCATCTCTGCCATTCTGCGGGGCTGTATATTTTCTTCCTTGTACAACTTGGTAATGTTTTCTTCCGAAAGTGGGTCAACGAAAGGTTTCTTAGGCTCTGTTATCCCCATCCGTTTACGTGCTTTCGCTGCATATGCTTCATTCTGTTTGTCTTTTGTGACGTAAATAACAGTGGTCTTGTTAAGGCGTAGAGGGAATAGCCTTCTTTCCACTTCCTTGTGTTGTTCGGCAAGGCTTTCTACATCCCCGTTGACCGTAGTGTCAATCTTCTTGTATTTGTCCGGGATGCGGGAATGTCTGTCTCTGATTATTCTGTCTGCTCTTCTCATGACTTCTCTTCATTGTCTGAAAACACTAAATTTTGTACTTCTTCTTCCCATATATCTCCCTCATTTCCTTCAAAGTCAAGATATACCGTATCTTTAGGGCTTGGATTGTTGAAACTAGAAAGCATCCCTATTACCTGCATGGGTATGGAAAGTCTTTCTCCTTGTGGTGACGGGAGTTTTATTCTCACCCGGTCACCGATTTTTAATTCTGTTATATCCATTATTTTATTATACTAAATTTATGATACCACTTGTCCGCATGGCTGAACCATCCTATAATGAATGATTTGCCGAAGAGGGTTGCTTTGTATAGTTTACTCATGCGTTTCTTTGTTCTTTAATTTATCAAGGAACTTGCTATCTCCCGAATAATTCACACCGATAGCCTTTTTACTTTCAACAATCTGTTCCAAAAGGGTTATAGCTTCCTTTTTCACTTCTTCTACTTCATTATAACCGCAGGCTTTATCAACCAACTGCTCCATAGTCGATTTAGGCTTGGAAAGCTGTTCTTTGAGCTTGTTTAATCTCCAGTAGCAGTAATCAATTGTGGCGATGTGCTCTAATTTACTCATGGTTATATTATTCATTTATAATTAATTCACACCAACTATTATCGCTTTCCCAAAACCATTGATAGCCGCCAGCGTGTTTACGCTTTCCGGAACAGCAATTCCTGATATTACGGGCGCAAATGCCAGTCTTTCGTTCCGCATCGTTAGAGGACTGGAAAACACCTTGTAACCGTCCGCTCTTTATAGCTACTACTTTCTTTGCATTGCAGCCCGCTATATTAGGGTTTCCCGTTCTCCCTAAGGCTAATCCTTTAATCATACTTTCCCTTTTATGCGAAGGGATGTAATCATCCCATTTCTTCCCCTTGTTATGGGGGATACTTCCTTTCAAAAACCGCCCGTTAATAGGGTTGCGGTTTAATCGCTGTGGAGGTATATATAATTCATTCATCTTTAAATTCAAGTTTTGGGTTACTGGTAGTCTCGATATTCCTTTTCTTTGTCTTAACCATTCTCCGATAAACATCATCAATCAATTGCTTAAGCTCATTGACGTAGCTTTCCATGCTCCAGCCTTCGAGTTGACACACCATTAAATCAAATTCTATTTCTTGTAGCAGCTTTACTTTAAACCTCTCGCGTGCAAAGACATTTACCCGTTGACGCACATTACGGTTAATCATCGGGTCTTGTTTAGGTTCTTTGCTATTGGGGATAGATTTTTTCACGGGGTGATGGTTGTCTGTTATGTTGTTAACATGAACATTCATAGCTTTTACAAGAATTCTTACTCCTCCGTTTAAGACGCTTTTCCCGTTTGTGTAAAAGTCGTATCCGGTCAAAGGAGAACCAGTATGCTTGTCAATGGAGAAGCCTTCAGGCGGTTTATCATAGAGTTCCCAATTCATGTATTTACTCATGGTTGTTTTCTTTCAACAAATTCGGGTTATCGTGAATATTACTAATGACTGTCATAGCATGCCATTCTCCTAAAGGTCTCATGCCGACTTTTTTTTCAAAATCGAATTGTAATGCGTATGTAGCAAGTTCTTTGTTCCACAATACAAGAGCTATATGTTGTTCACACATAAGTATGTCGTCTTCATAGATTTCCTTTTCATCCTTATCGCATAAGCCCGTGAACTGACCTAACGTCTCTGGACGTACAACTGAAACCTCATCATCGAATAATTCGATAGCTACACTTGTCTTGTTGGTAATTTGATAATCACTTTGTGAGCCTTGATATGTAGATACTAATTGAAAAGTGCGCCAATATTCCAGTTGAAAATTGCGCCACCATAGGATAAGTATAATGACCTTTGTATAATCCAAATGCAAAGGTAAAATGAAGACTATGGTAGAAAGACAATCAATAATACACATGTATAGAGTATGCG